CAATCTGCTTGCGCTTGTGATGCTGCCGACCTGCAAATACTTGGTGCCGTCTTGGCTCACCAAAACGTTGCATGAACCCCAATTGCTCGATACACCAGCAGCACCAATCCAAATCTGATTTCCTTGGAACTGTGTCAAACGGCTGGTAGCTTCGAACATCACGACTTCTGAATTATCGGGTTGTGCAAAAGCGTTAACGACCACATCGCCAGCAGATATGCCTTTGTTGTAGATAACGGGTTGATGCGCTCCCCACTGATAGTCCTCAGCCGTGATTTCTAGACCGCTCTTCGGGTCGTCAACAATCTTCGTGATGCGAACGGCGAGCTGCACAACGTTCAGGTTGATGTTGTTTGAATTTACTGCCCACGAAGATGAAGTGGTGATGGGCACGATATCCATTGGTTCCAAATACGAGTAGGTGAATGGAAGTGTGAACGTGTAGGTGTTGCGTGTGTTTACACTGCGATTCAACCTCATATTTGCAGCAAACGTAGCGGCCGGAAGCGTTGTGATGAAGTCCCAATCCTGCGGGTCTTCCAATCTCAAGCCAAAACGGTTGATAGCTGCTTGGTCGGATTCCTGAACGATTTCGTCAGCGTACTGATTGCCGCGATTCTTGAACTGAACCTGAACTTTATTGCTGGCATCCTGCCAAGCAGAACGCTGAATCTTGACAGGGTCTTCACGATCAGCAGCAATGAAGCATGTGTCGTCCAGTGCAACGACGAAGTTCTGAGGGGCAGCCCACGTGCAACCGTTTCCAGCGGCACTCGTGTCGCCATATGGAACGAACTTCAATAATCCTTCACTCATGAATGCCGAACACATTCCAGCTTGAAGCCACTTTCCAATGACGCTGGCTGCGCTGTCTTGGCTATCAATTACGGGTGAAATGAAGAACGATTGTGCTGCAAACCAGTTCCATGCAGTGCTGGCAGTGGAGCGAGCGCCGGGAGTTCCTGATGCACCACCCCACGTGCCCGAAGCTCCATTGTCGATAGCTGAGATTGGGAAGGGAACTTTGCCACTACCCAAGCCCCACACGGTGTTCGTAAGAATCTTTGTGATGCAGGTGATTGGATTGCAGTCCGTGATTCCACCACCAAACGCTTCAGGTGTGAGGACTTCGAACGTGTTGTCCTGAATCTCTGCCGAACTTCCTAGCTCCATCGGGTAGAACAACACGTATGCCGTATTGCTGTATCCAAGGGCTTCGCCCGGGAATGCAGGATTGAAATATTGCTGCCCGTTGTCGTTGTGCGAATATCCTGATAAAAGGTATGGAGCAACAGCTTGACCAGCTCCGCCACCGAACAATTCAAAGTTCAGAAGCGTGTCGGCTGCACCTGTGACTGCTGCTTTGTTCTGATAGCTCCAATTAATCAACACTTCTTTGTTCAGGTCAGCAGCGGCGAATTGATACTTTGGTGCCGATGAATTGTTGGAAGTAAATTTGTACGTTCCAGCAACAGTGGGAGTAGTGGTTACAGGCGTTAATGCCGTTCCATCAATACTCGTACCGTTGTTGTAGTACACGACACCACGGTCAATCTGTGGGCCATTCGCGCCACCCGGATAGAGGACAAGGCTGCTTGGAATCAGGTCGGTTTCTGAATCCATGAAGTTCTGCAAACTGAACTGATAACTGACCTGTGCGCTCTTGCCCATGTCGGCTGTTGAGAAGTGGTACGTATTGCCCGTTTCCATCGCCGTGGCGGCATGTGTTTCAGCTACGCCAGCGGTGTTGTTGACGGTGATGCTGGTAGCCGTTGACGCTGTGCATGTGAAGGTTCCGTTGTTGCTGGAGTTCACCACGAAGCCAGCGAATACAAATGCAAAGCCAATGTACGCATTTGACGCTCCGCTCGTGTACGGTGATGTTCCACCAGTGAAGGTGCCGTTGTACGTCGTGGTTCCACCTGATGCCGTGGTGCAAGACGTGACCGTAAATGTGCCGATGCTGGCAGAATTGATTGAGTATTGGCCCGTTGAAAGAACCGTTCCGTACGGCATCAAAGTCAAAGGTGAATAATCAGTTCCACTCAATACCGTAGAAGCTGGCGAACCGTAGTCGGTGAACGTTGAACTGTACGTATTGGCGAGGCTTACACCATTGTTAGCAGCCAATGTAGCTGCAAACGAGGGAGCATAGACGGTGTGTGCCAGTGCTCCAATGACTTCATTTGTTCCCGTGGTGCTCAGCCACGTTTGACCCGACCACACATTGCCGATGGATACGACCTGGCCTTCGCAGAGAGCAGCGATTACGTCGGCTGTGTATAGGGAGTCGCTACCACCTTTACCCCCGCCTTTACCACCACCGCTTTCAGCAACACTATGCAGACCATTTATCCATAGAAGCGACTGCTGGACTTTGTTCTGCCCCATCACTACAGGTACGCAATAGCCCTGCTTGCTCTGTGAGATCCTGATACCGTTTATTTTCGTCGGCCCTGAACTACCACCACCAAAGATTCCCATAACTTAGACTTCCGTTAATGCATAGAATTTATGTACCGCCTTTCTTAGCTTTGGGTGGCTGGTTCCACTAGAGAACCTAACGCCACCGTGAGAGATAGCATGGATAATCGTCGGCCACTCAACCACGATGCCAGCGTGTGCAAAGGCTAGGCCAAGCTTATAAACCACCACATCCCCCGGCTGGCCTTCGTCTTCGCTAATCTCATGCATGAACGATTCAATGATGTTCAGGTATGTCTTATCTGGAAGGTGTTGGGCAATCTGCAAGCTGTACGTCATATCAATTCCCAAATCACCAGTGGGAATCAGCCCACAGTTTTGGTAAACAGCTTTAATCAGCATTCCGCAATCCGTACCACCTTTTGCACCCTTAACAGCACTCCACCCAATATAGGGAGTGCCAACCCAAGTCTTCGCTTCTTCGATAACTGCTTTCCTTTCGTTTGGTGTCATTGTGAAGCCTCTTAAACAGCCGATGTTGGGACAGGTGTAAACGGAGTTCCGCCAAACATTAAAAGGTTATTGGTCACTACACCAGCAGCCGTTTTAGTTGTGGCACAAGCGGTCATTGTCTTCGAACATCCCATGATTACGGTGAACGTGTCGCCAGCAGCCGGGGGAAGTAGAAATGGATAGCTGAGGTCGAGGTTGCCGGATGTGTCGTGCTGCTTCACCGTTTGTGATAGCCCTGCATTGGCACCAGCCGTACAAGTGACCACACCTTGTGTGAAGTATCCAGCGGCCTGAGTGAATGGCGTGGCTGGTGTCAACGTCCAATTCGTGCTGCCTGTCTTAGCTGTGAAAGCTACGGTGTAGTTAGCAGCGGATAACGAACAATTCGAATCGCAGAACGACCACGGGCAGTCCGATTGGAACAGCCTTGTCGGAATCTTCATATCCAGCAAATACATCGGGTCAGCACAGTCGAACTCAACATGTGTGCGGTTGATATTGGAAATATTCGTGATGGTGCCCACAAACTTGGTTTCAATTCCTGCGTTCACATTGCCGTATCCACCAAGCGGCATATATGCCGTGTACGTGCTGACCGTTGCTGCATCGAACAGACCTTGCCTAGCTGCATTGAGAATGCCAAGCGTAGTAGATGGATAGACCGTTGAAGGCTGAGGAACACAAGTGAGTTTCATGGTTCCTGCTTTGCATTCAAAACTGGCTTCACTTGTAATCGCACCGCGATTCCAGCGTCCATATGTACTGGCGTTGAACGTGGTGGTGGTGCCTCTCCAACCGGGGGTGCCCGATGGAAGCGTGATGGAAAGTTGCCCTTCACACGAATAGAGCGTGTTACCAGTTGGAAGGGTGATAGCGAACAAATCCGACTTCAAACAGTTCTTATTAGTCTGTAGGAAGGTGATGAGCGAAGAGGGCATTAGACGTTTCATTTACACAATCTCGCTGGAAAACTTAATGGAGTTCACGTCCCAAAGGTCGGTTCCTGAATTAGTGGTGAAGGTACGAACGGCATCAACAGTGTCTTCATCGAAGCGGCACAAGAATCTGAATGAACCTGTCCACTGCA